CCGAATAAAACAATGAAAATATTATTGAAATATGCATTCGATAAAAATATCGAATTTGTATTACCAGACGGTAATCCACCATATAAAGAAGCAGATGATTATGATTCAAATGGTGGTATGTACGCAGCACAACGCAAATTATATCTTTTTATAAAGGGTGGTAATACTAATTTGCATCCGGTTAGAAGAGAATCATTATTTATTGAAGTATTAGAATCTTTACATCCAGCTGAAGCTAAATTATTGTTAGCTGTAAAAGATAAAATTATACCATATAAAGGTATTACTGAAAAACTTGTTAAAGAGGCATTTCCAGGACTAATTTCATGAGTAATAAGCACAAAAACAAAAAATATAATTATTTTAAATGTGAAGAAAAAAAATATAATGATCATGAAAATAGTTATTATCATGATGAATATATTAATCATAAAAAAGAAAAAAGATTATATAATGCTTTAAGATCAAATAATATTGATGATTTACTGTCTTTAGAATTAATTTGAGATATAAATAAACTATATGCCAACATATACATTTCAAAACAATGATACTGGAGAGATTTTCGAACGTGTCATGCCTATGTCAGAATTAGATTCATTTAAAGAATCTAATCCTCATTTATCTACTATTATTCAGACCTCTAAATTTATATCCGGACATAACATCAAACCAGATTCAGGGTTTAGAGAAGTATTAAAAAATATACAAAAAAATAACAGAGGAGCTAATATTAATACCTTTGAGTAGTTTGTTATGTGTTTAAAAATAACTTAAACTTTAATAACAATAAGGAATAAACATGTCATTATCAAAGAGACAGCGTAGAAAATTAAGAAAACAAGAAGTACTTAATCCACGTGACACTGTACCACAGAAAGGCATGGTTTTAAATAATATATTACCTAAAACCGAAAGTCAAAAATTAACCTTTGATTCTTATGATGCAGGTTATAACTTATTTCTTCATGGTTCACCAGGAACCGGTAAAACCTTTTTAAGCATTTACTTAGCTTTAGAAGAAATATTCCATAACTCAGCTTTAAATTATCATAATCTAACTATTATTAGATCAGCTCAACCAAGTAAAGATATGGGATTTTTACCTGGTACTGAAAAAGAAAAAATGGCTATATATGAAGCACCATATAAAGGTATTTGTTCTGATTTATTTAATCGTGGTGATGCATATGATATATTGAAGCTAAAAGGTCTTATTGACTTTCAATCAACTTCATTTTTAAGAGGTACTACTATTAATGATTCTATAGTTGTTATAGATGAATGTCAAAATTTAAGTTATATGGAACTTAAAACAGTATTAACTAGAATTGGAGATAATAGTAAAGTTATTTTATGTGGAGACTTATATCAAGATGACTTAACAAGTACTAGATTTAATGAACAATCGGGTTTATCTAAAATGATGACAGTATTAGATAATGTTGATTCAATTAAAAAAATTGAATTTGGAATAGATGATATTGTACGTTCTGGCTTTGTAAAACAATTTATTATAGCTGAAAGTCAATTATCATCAAATCAATTAAGATTAGCATCGTGAACTTTGAATATAATTTATTACAGCAACATAAACTAAATAGAACAAATAAAGACGGTAAAAGAGTTTATATTAATGAAAACGGAGACGAATTTGTCTCCGTTACTACCGCTCTAAATTATCTAAGCAAAAACGGTATTGCTCGTTGGCGTCAAAATATTGGTTATGAACGAGCAAATAAAATATCTTCACAAGCTGCAAGAGCAGGGACTGCTCTTCATAACGTAGCAGAACAATATGTTCTCAAAAATGTTAATTGGAATAAATTAGATCCTATTTCAATTGACAAATTCTTAAAAATCAAACCATATATTGATAATAATATTAATATAATATATGGTATTGAACTTCAAATGTACTCGAATGAAATTAAAGCCGCGGGTACAACAGATCTTATTTGTAATTATAATAATAAAAAAACAATATTAGATTTTAAAACTTCAAGAAGAATTAAAACAAAAGATAAAATTGTAGGTTATTGGATTCAAGCAGCAGCATATGCTATAATGGCAAAAGAATTATATAATATGGATATTGAACAATTAGTAATATTAATGACTGTCAATGATGGTGTTGGAATAGAATTTATTGAACCTGCTAATAAATGGATTCAAATAGCTAAACAATATTTTAAACATTATCATGCTGGAAAACTTGTTTAAAATCAATAGGTTATAAGTTATTGATTCTATTACAATTTTTTATTGTACTTTGATTCATTATTAGGTATAATACTCATATTAATTAAGGAAACAATATATGCCACTTACTCGTATAGAAGAACGTGTTGTCTATGTTATTGAAAATAATAACATTTATATTGGTGATATATCAAGAGTCACTAAGATTGGTATAGCTATGCTTAGAGGCATATTAGATGATCTTATTAATAAGAATGTTATTAAAACATCAATAGATTCAGATAATCATACCATCTATATTGTATGTTATTGATTCTAAAGGATTTTTTGATTGTACTTTGACCATAGATGTTATATAATGGTTACATCAAATGAGGAAATATATTATGACTATCCAATTTCATCAAGTTACTAAATCTTACAATGGCAAATCAGGTTGCATGTGTGGTTGTAACGGTAATTATAAATTGTCAACTCTTTCTTCTATCAAAGAAGAAAACGCAAAAACTGGTTGGAATGCATATGATGAATCAGCTGTATCTGATCGTTCTGTAAAAATTGCAATTAATAAAATTAATAAAGCTCTTGACTTCTATGATGGGATGGACCCTGCTCAAAAAAGAGCATTAGGTGTTGATGTTGGTGTGGATGAAAATTGTGCATGGTATGATGATGGCAATCGTAATACCGTAGTTTACTTTTAAGGTGTATAGATATATGATCGAGTTTAATGGTATAAAATATAATGGTCGACATGGTGGTCCATTTGATCGCGGTATGGCTGATAGTTATTATCATCGTAGAGGTGAGCCACATTATTTTGAAGGCGGCACTAATAGATCTCCTAAAATTGAAGAATGTGATATGACTCAAGAACAAATTGAAGAATATCATGCAGGTTATGATTACAATGAAAAATTTGGTGATAAAAAGGATTATCGATGAAACAATATCTTGTTAAACCAAAATATAATGGTACTCTAAATAAAACTTTTAAAGATCCAAAAGCTGCTATTAAATATTTTTATGAATGTAATTCTCCACTCGTATGTGGTAAAATGTATGGAACAATTCAAGATAAACTTGAAGAGTTAATGTGGATTGACAAAATCGAAATTATTGAAAATTAATTGAGGAATATATATCATGGCACACGAACTTGAAATTGTAAATGGTAAGGCTCAAATGGCATATGTTGGACAAGTACCTTGGCATGGTCTTGGTACTAAGGTTGATCCTAATCTTACTCCAACAGAAATTATGGAAGTTGCAGGTCTTAATTGGTCTGTTGAAAAGCAAGAAGTATTTTATCAAAATGAAAAAGGTAAATATATTCGTGCTCCTAAAAAACAAGCTCTAATTCGTTCTTCAGATAATAAGTATCTTGATATTGTATCTGATGATTGGATTCCTGTTCAAAATCAAGATGCATTCGAATTCTTTGATGAATATGTAAAAGCTGGTGGCATGGAAATGCATACTGCTGGTTCTCTTAAAGATGGTCAAATCATTTGGGCTCTTGCAAAAGTCAATGAATCTTTTTCACTGTTTGGTGGTAAAGATGAAGTTGATTCATATTTACTTTTGTCTAATCCACATCAATTTGGTAAAGGTGTTGATGTTCGTTTTACACCTATTCGAGTGGTATGTAATAATACTTTGTCTATGTCGCTTGAAGGTAAAGCTTCATTAGGTATTTCATTGAATCATCGCAAAGAATTTGATGCTGAAAAAGTTAAATTGGCATTAGCTGAAGCTTCAAATAAGATGAATACTTATAAAGAAATGGCTCAATTTCTTACTACGAAAAAATTCACTCAGCAATCAGTATTTGAATACTTTACACGTGTATGGCCTAAAACTACACTAAAAAGTAATATGTCTTTTGATCAGCTCATGAAGTCATTTAAAGATGGCGAAAAAGTTGCATCACGTAATGCTCTTCAATCTATGGAAACTCTTGATACACAACCTGGTGCAGAATATGGTCGCGGTAGTTGGTGGCAAGCATATAACTGCGTTACATATATGACTAATCATATGAGTGGTCGAAGCGATGATACTCGTATGCAATCTGTTTGGTATGGTAGCAATAAAGATCGTAATATTGCTGCTCTTGGTATGGCAATTGAAATGGCAGAAGCGGCTTAGGCTGCTTTTGCATTTTTATATAAATAAGTTTACTTTTTGTTTAATATAGTGTATAAATAGATATACAAAATAATTTTGGAGACAATTATGGGTAATATAATCGAGTCAGTTAAAACATTTTTTAAGAATATCTTTAGTAAGTTTAATCAGCATGTAGATGAATATGGTATTGCAGTAAAAGAAGAATATGAAAAATTAGAAGAAACTATTGAAGAACAAGTTGATGAATTTAAAGAAGATGTACAACAATTGCGTGAAGATGTTAAAGTAAATATAGAAGAATTGCGTAGTAAAACAAAAGCACAAATTGAAAAATTTGCTAGAGAAGTTTATGAAGTTGAATTGGATATGAGAAAAACTAAAGATAATATGCTTAAGGATTTGCAAGAAGCAATTGAAAATTTGAAGGGTTAATATTATGATGGAAGCCTTTAATGATTTAGAACTTAACATTATTACTAAAATTAATAATGATATTGAAAGTTTAAAAGATATAAACACATCATATATTGATACAATTATATCATATTGTGAAAACAATAATATTGAGATAGAAACATTTGGTACTTTTGTTAAAACTATACCATCATTAAAATCTAAATTACAAGAAGAAGCAGAAAGTTTAAATATAATTAAAAAAACATCACGCCTTCCACTATGAAAAGAACAATGTCTCCTGAATTAAAACGACAATTAATTTCTCGTTTACATAAAAAACAATATCAAATTGTATATAAAATGTCGCAAGCTAATAATGGTATTAATATTGATGAATCTATATTAGAATTAGACAAACAATATCATGAAATTGATAATGAAATAAGGAAACTATCCGCATAATGACTGTTTATATTATGGACGCATTTGAAACTTTTAAAAAATATCTTGCAATTAAATTACATTTTAGTGGAAAGAATTATGATTATTTTAAATATCATGGTTCATTAAAATCTGCAAATCGTAATTCATTTGAAACTCGTAAAGACAAATATTTCTTTCATAAATTATCTAAACATGATAATCTCGAAATATTTTTAGCAACAAGTTTTATGTTAAAAAATGATGTATGGGTTGGTGATTTATTTGACGAAAAATATGAAAAATCATATGAACGCACATTAAAAAGAATTCAATCTCTCGAATATACTTTTAAATCTGAACTTCAACAATATGATTCACTTAATGATGCACTCAATATATCAACAAATTCATTACCTAATATCTTAAAAGATTATAAAAATAATACTATATCAAATGAAACATTAATCATTCTAAATGATTGTTTAAATGTATTTGATTATTGGTCAACTAATATGCCAAATGATATTTGGTGGGAAATAACAAAAAATAATTTATGTAAATATAAAGGATTTATCAATTACGATAAATCAAAATATAATAAACTACTATTTACTTTATTCGATTAGTAGTTTATTATATATTTGTTCGTTATGAATAATGTGGATAATTTGTTAAAATACTCTGTTAAATAAAAGGAAAATATATATGTCAAACTTTGCACAACTTAAAAATAATCGTAAAGCTCAATTCGATAAACTTGCCCAAGCAGCCGAAACAGTTAATTCAACTGGCCGTCAAGAAGATACCTCATATTGGAAGCCTACCATCGACAAAGCTGGTAATGGATCTGCAATTATTCGTTTTCTACCTCCTTCAAATGGCGAAGATGTTCCATTTGTTCGTTATTGGGATCATGGATTCCAAGGACCTGGTGGTTGGTATATTGAAAAATCACTAACTTCAATTGGTGAACAAGATCCTGTTGGTGAAATTAATACTAAGCTTTGGAATTCTGGTGTAGAAGCAGATAAAGAAATTGCACGTAAACAAAAACGTCGGCTTCATTATGTATCAAATATCTATGTAGTTTCTGATCCCGGTAATCCTCTTAATGAAGGTAAAGTATTCAAATACGAATATGGTAAAAAAATCTTTGATAAGATTAATGAAGCTATGCATCCACAATTTGAAGATGAAGAAGCAGTTAATCCATTTGATTTTTGGGAAGGTGCTAATTTCAGACTTCGTATTCGTCAAGTAGAAGGTTATCGTAATTATGATAAGAGTTCATTTGATGGACCTTCACCTTTGAAAGAAGATGATTCAGAACTCGAAGCTATTTGGAATTCTCAACATCCAGTGCAAGAAATTCTAGATCCTAAAAACTTTAAATCATATAATGAACTAGCTAAAAAGCTTCAACGAGTACTTGGTAATGTAGTACAACAAACTACTGCAGAACAAGAATCACTACCTGAAGAAAAAGCATGGACACCTCCAGTATCTGAACCTAAACAAGAAAAAGTAGTTCAAGATACTAATTGGGATGATGATGATGATTCATTGGAATTCTTTAAGAAACTAGCTAATGAATAATATAATAAGTAAAATGAAGGGGACTTAATGTCCCCTTTTTTTATGTTATAGCCGATGATGGTACAAAATCTTTCGCCGAATACATACCAGAAGTAGATATATCATTAGCTCGACTATGTTCATTAAGTTGTCTATTTGGTATATTTGGTTGTTGTATATTTTGTATTAATGGTTGAATTAAAGATACCAATTTTTCATCTTGAGATTTAGTTGGTGTATAATTAGCAATTTCAGGTATTTTAATATCCATATTACTTACTTCTAATATTCTTGCTTCAGCCTGTTCTTTTGCAGGTTTTTCAAAATCTTCAAGAAAATATCTATGTGCATCTTGTATATTAGTAATATTTCTATTTAAATATTTTTTAGCTTCATTCTCACTTAATGCAAAATCAATTTGTCCTTTCCAATCTGTTTCCCAATTAGGCACTGCTTTTAAAAATGCATCTCTTCTAGGTTTATAACTATATTGAAATAAACCTAAAGCTTGTTCACCTTCAACATTATCAGCGTGTTTACTTTTAGCAGCAGGATCTAAAGTAGATTCTTGTTCCATATTAAGAACCATACCCATTGCATGTATTGGATTAATATCTTTTTCATTAACTAAATAATTAATAACTTTTTGTCTTGTTAATTGACCATTAGTTTGTTCTTCTTTTGCATTAATAATATTATGCTTTAATAATAATTCTCTTCTTATTTTTAATCTTTTAATATCCTTTTGATATGATCCAGCCTCAAAAGCAGGAAGCTCTTTAATTGTATTTTCTTTTTCAATAATTAATTGATCAATATTATTAATTTCATTTTCTATATTATCATATGATTGATTTTCTTTTAATTGCCAATGTTCTTCTAATACTTGTTTAAAATTTAAAGTTTCTTCCCATCCAAGTGTATCTTTTAAATGATCATCTAATGTTTTATTATATTTTGTTTCAAATTTATTTGATAATTGATTATATTCTTCTTCAGAATTTGTTTGCAATAAAACATTACGTATTGCTCCTTTATCATCAAATATTAAATTATCAGCTTCATTTAAAACTTCTATATTAGACATACCAGTATATTTTTGTGCTACTTCAATATTAGTTTTAATTGAACCAACATTATTAGTATCTACAATACTTGATATACTATCTTTTATTTTATCCCAAACAGCATTATATATTTTTCTAAATCCAGAAAAACTACCTAATACAAATAAATCATAATATGCATCAAATATCATTCCAGATCCATCTTTAATAAAAGATGGCAATAAGTCAATAACTGTTACTGTAGCAATAGCAGCAGCCGCCCCAGTAAGAAATGCTATAGGACCAGTTAAAGAAAATAGTATTGTAACAACTAAACCTATAATAAATGGTATACCAACTTTAGCTAAGAAATTTTTAATAACTATTTTAAATTCATCGTGCCACTCATTAGAACCATATTCATATTTTTTATTAATATCATCTATTTGTTTTATAAATGTATAAATTTCGGCAGCCAATACAACCCATTTAAGACCTGAATATGCTAAAGCTTTTATTCTTGTAGCTCTTTTTATATAATCAGCAAAACCTTTTAATCTTATTTTTAATTTATTCCATTTTCTACTCCAATTTATTTTATTTGCTGGTTTTTTACGTCTAGATTTTCTAGATTTAACTGTACTGTTCATTTTATTAACATTAGATGCAACAGCACCGGCAGCTACTCCTATTGAGCCTGGCATTATTATATTTTCGGTTGTTTCTTCAATATTTTCATCCGTAAAAGCATTTAATATTTTATCAATAAATGTATCATCATCAACTTGATCATTAGGAATTTCTTCGTCAGCTTCAACATTACTAGCAGTTAAAGCTGTTAATCCGGCTAATATAACACCATATTTAGATAAAAACGATTTTGATTTTTTAGCTGTAGCTTTAAAGAATTTTACAATGGGTTTAGTGAAAGATGATTTACCTTCAATCTTTTCTTCTTTTTCATCTCGTTTTTGTTCTTCATAATTTATTTTTTCTATTTTTTCAATAGAATTTAAATTATTATCTAATTTAGTTAAATATAAATGAATATTTTTTTGTTGTTTTTCTAAAACATTAACACGTTCAATAATTGGATTAATTAAATCTCTTAATGATTTACTTCTATCTTGTGGTACTTCATTTAATTCAAGTAAATTATTATTATTATATAATCTTGGTAAATTATCAGTAAGATTTTTTAATATTGGCGGTGTTGTTTTTTTATTTACTATATTAGGTATGTTTTTTAAATCGTTTTCAACATCTTTTATTTCAGTTGATATATTTTTATCATCTTTATTAGATGATTTTAATACTGATTTAATTAAATCTTTAATTAAAAATCCAGCACCACCGAGCGCACCTAAAGCACCAGCAGTACCAGATAAAAATCCACTAGAACCAGGTTTTCCATTTTTTGTATTGTTTTTACCTTTAGACTTTTTAGACTTATCTTTTACTTTTTCTAAAAGTTTTCTGAAAGCTTTTAATGATCCTTTTATAGCTTCTGTTTTTACTGACATTATAGGTTACTCTTTTTTCTCATTTAAGAAGTTGAGATATAATTCTCTTTCAAATGGTATTAGATTTTCAAATTCCGTTATTGTTATTTTTTCTGACTGAGTTCCTTTAAATAAAAGTTGATAATAATTATATAAATCCATGTAACTCAGTCCAATATAAAAAAATCATCTAATGTTCTAAATATTACCTTTTTAGTATCTCCATTACTATTTTTATAAGTAACAATATGTTCTATTTTAGGGCTATTATTATAAAACTCTTCAATTTTATCATAAGCATTAGTTGTAAGATTTTCTAAAAATTCTATTTTTTCTTTTTCGGGAATAGTTTTCCAATCATAAACTTCTTCATTATCAAAAACATAATCAATTGATGATTTTACTAATTCATCATTTATTTCAGTTAATGTTGTTAAATTATAAATTTTTTCAGAAATATTAGGTGTTAAATATTTCATTATTAATCCAACTTCATCAGTAATCATAATTTTATTATTTTGTTCAGATTTAATTACTTCAACTTCATTTAAATCTAATTTCAAATCATATGTAATACCATCATCACTATCAGTTACTGTAAATTGAATTTCATTTGAAACAGATACAGCTCTCAATTTAATAAAAATATATTCCATATCAAATATAGTTATAGTATTTACATCAAAATCATCTTCTAATATGCAATTTTGTATAATTTGTTTAATAGCATTATAAATGTCAATTTTATCACCAGATTCTTTTGCCATTAATAATATTTTTTCTTCCTTTACAAGAAATGGTCTATATTTTAATTTTTTATCTGTAGATGGTAAAATCAATTCAAATGTTGGCACTACTATTTTAGGTAAAGACATAATTTATCTCCAATATAATATTATAATGATTGCCAGTCAGTAAACTTATAATTAACTGTTAATCTAGTAACATCATCAATTGTTGCCCATGACATAGGAACAGAATTAAATGATATAGGAAAAGCTTCTCTCAAAATAAACTCTCTTGCTAATGATCGATCAGGAGAATAGGTAAATATATTAACTTGTGCAGCATAATCATTTAAATAACCAGCTGAATAACTATTCTTCCAATCAACTATTTCATGTGTCCAATCTTCAAACATTTTTATTGTTGCAGCCGATTTACCTTCAATTAAATGTACACATGAAATTTCATTTATATTTAATCCATATGGTATAGTATATGTTGGTCCAAAACCATATGGTCTAACATTATCAGAATTATAAAATCCAATACCTGGTATATCAATTGATTCAGTCATGAACAAATATTCTCTACCAAATTTAGTACACGATACAGCATAATGCGATGATCTTAATAAATCATTATTTAAATAATTTGATTTGAAATCTTGTAAATTAAATGACATTTTATTTATTTTTAACCTTTACAATTTTTTTAAAGTTGATATAATTGATATATCAGGAATAACATTATAATATTTGTTTTGAATCATTCCATACTCTTGTTTTCTTAGCCTTTTGGAATCTTTGAGTAGGTAAAAATGCAGCTATATCCCATTCTTCAAATGGTACATACAAATATCTTGATTTAACATGATTAGTTAAATATCTTTTAATACAGGGTTTAAAATATTTAAATTTAGCAGCACCTTTTAATAATCCATATGTCATTCTTGCTTTCTTAGATTGTCTTACTTTATCATCTCTAGCAATACTATAAATAGCATCCATTAATCTAATTCTATATATAGGTGGTATATAATGTAAATTTAATCCTAAAAATCCATCTTGATAAAAATCAATTACAAATATTAAAGGAAATTTATCCCAATATGGTAATGTATCTTTATGTTTAGGATCATAAAAGAAATGATACATACGCCCGATATCTGATGGTATTAATTTATTTTGTAATTTAGCAGTATTTCGCATTTCCTTTTGTACATTAACTTGATTTACAGATAATGCTTTATCACGGAACCAGTCAATAGCATTATCACTACCAGGAGTCACTCCTCGCTCTTTACCTTCCTTTGCTATTTTTTGAAATATATATTCTGCCATTTATATACCTAAATGCTTTTCTGTCATAACCATAAATTTCCAACCTCTATCTTTACAAAAAGATTCAGCTGCTAACCATTTTGATTTATTTATGCCCCAAGTTTTCACTTCATTTAAATATCTTTTTGTGAGTTTCTTTTGAACTTTTGGTTCCATTGTTTGATTATGCGGTTTTATTTCAACTACAACAACTTCAATAATACCTTGTCTATTTCTTTTTTTAATCCAAAAATCTGGAAAATAACGATGTCTTTTTCCATCAATAGGTGATAAATAAGATATAATTAATTCTTCAGAACACCACTCTAATATATCTTTATGAGAATCCAAATAAGACATAAACTTTAATTCCCATGAAGATCTATAAACTATATTAGTTGGATCGCCTTTATATTTCTTTGGGTTGTTTGGTTTAAAATATCCTTGATAAAATTTACCCATAATAGTTATATAAATATCATATAATAATATAATAATATATTTATAATAGGTTACTCAATGGGCGGAATAATAGGTAAGATTAACAATATAGCTAATAAAGTTAATCAAGCTACCACGACTATTAATACTAATGTACAGAAAGTTAATTCTATTGTTGGTAAAGCAGAGAATTCTGTATCTAATTTTCAAAATTCAGTCGATGGATTTAAAAGATCTTTAACAACCGCAGAAAAAACTTTATCTAGTTTATCTGGTAAATTAGGCAAAATTTCAGAAAACTTATCAGCCGAACAAGCAGCATCTCAAAAAGGTGTATCTTCAGGTTTGACTGGAGAAAGTGTTGCAACTGCATATCCTGTACCTGATGCACCTAAATTAGAAGTTACAACATTAATTAATAATACTGGTATTAAACAACCAGATGAAGTAATTAATAAATCAAAAGAAAATAATAGTGTCATAGAATCATTTACTTTTCCACCTGATTTAACTGGTTCTTCTGATTCTAGTTTAGCACACAGTTGGTTTAGTTTAGAATTCGCCGAATATACAAAAGGTGATCCATTTGAAAATGGTTCATTAAAACCAAAATTAATTCTTAATTTACCAATGCCAAGAAATATACAACATACTCATGGTATAACTTTTTCAGAATCAGATCTTGGTTTTTATAAACAATTAGATAATTCTATTGTCAGTGCTGCAAATGATTTTCAAAGTAGTATAAAAGAAAGTGATGCTGCTGGTATAATAACAGCTGGTGGTAAAACGGCTATAGATATGGCCAATAAATCTTATAATAATTTAAAAACTGCTAATGGCAATGATTATCTTGCTACATTTGCGCGCGCTGGTACAAATTTTGGTTTATCTTCAGATATTGCTGGATTAATTGAACAAGGTGCTGGTAGAATATTTAATCCACATACATCAATGTTCTTTAAAGGTGTTGATTTAAGAACCTTTATATTTGAATGGACTTTAGTACCTAGAAGTGACATTGAAGCTAATACTATACGTGGTATTATTAGAAATGTTAGAAAAAGAGCTTTACCTAAAACAAGTGGTACATATTTAACATATCCTGATTTAGTTAAACCGAGAATTAAAGGTAAAGCAATAGATAAAATGGCCGGATATAAAACATGTCATATTGAATCTATTAGTATAAATTATACTGCGGATGGTACCTCCGCATTTTTTAAAGATGGTTATCCAGTAGCTATTAATTTTGCATTAGGTTTGAAAGAAATTCAAATCTTTACATCTGAAGATGTAGATAAACAAGCAATTGAATCAACAGATGCTGATAGTGAAGACCAATCAGTGGGAAATGAATAACATGGCTGATAATTCTTATTTTAATAAATTTCCTATAATAAATTATAATGGCTATAATGCTATTTCTTTATTACGACGTGTAGATTTTAACAAATATATAAAAAATTATATTACTGCATTTCATCCATATACTTTAAATGAAAATGATAATATAGATAATTTATCATATCACTATTATGAAGATGTAGATTTAGATTGGTTAATATATCACACGAATGATTTAATAGATCCATATTATGATGTTCCATTAAAAAATGAAAATTTTGAACAATATATTATTAAAAAATATGGAACAATTAGAAATGCACAAAGAAAAATAATACATTATAAAACTAATTATGAAAGTGATGACCAATTATTATCAACTTCTGGTTATACTGCATTAGATTCTGATCGTAAAAAATATTGGAATCCAATTATAAGTGTTAATGGTATTATTGGATATGAAAGAGCAAATAAAGATATTATTATTTCTACTAATAAAATAGAATCATTTACTTATGCTACAGAATTAAATGAAGCATTAAATGTAGGTGAAATAATATATAAACAAAATGAACAAAGTAATACATATGCAGAAGTTACTTGGTCTAATACATCATATTGTATGATTAAACATGTTATAGGTGATTTTAGTTCTAATAATAATTATACCTGTTTAAGTGAAACTTCTAATCAAACGTTTACTGTTAATGCAGAATCAGTAAGTACAATTACTAATGTAATACCATTAGATGAAGTTGTATATTTTTCACCAGTAAGATGTTATGATTATGAATTTGAATTAAATGAAAATAAACGAGATTTGTATTTAGTTGATAATACACAAACTAATATATTGAATAAACAATTATCTGAATTGATGGAATAATTAATGGCTAGTTTAGTACAAGAAACAGATTCTGTAGAAATAATTGGTGATGAAATTATATTATGGGATTTTGTTAGAGCTGTTAAATTAAATATTATTAAATTAGTATCTGGATTTAATATTATTGAATCATTACAAAATAATAGTATTGTTGCAGAATTTGAAATAAATGATGGTATCGATTTAATTAATTATTTTCCAATTGTAGGTGAAGAATGGATTGATATTAAATTAAAAACACCTGGTGCTCATAAAGTATGTGAATATAAATTTTTTGTACATAGAATAACACATAGTAAAGTTAATAATATAGGTAGTCAAAGAAATTATATATTACATTGTTCTACCGAAGATTATTTAAAAAATTCATATACATTATATTCTAAAAGATATAATAAAAATTATAATCAAGCAGTTGAAGAAGCACTAAAGACTGATTTAGGTTCTACTAAAGAATTAGAAGTTGAACCAACAGAAGGTATATTTGATTATGTAACTAATAAATTGAGACCTTTTCAAGTTATTAACTTAATTTGTGAACGTGCTAAATCTGCAAAATACAAATCTGATTCATTTGTATTCTATGAAGATAATGAAAAATATAGATTTTTAACACTTGAAAAATTAATTGAAGATAGAAAACCAAAAGCAGAAAAATTTATTTATAATTTTCATACGTATCATAAAAATGAAGAAGATAATTATGAAAAAGCAAATGCTAATAATGTTATAAGTTATAGTACACCTTTTCAAGGTTCAGTTTTTGATAATATTAAAAATGGACAATTTCATAATCAAGTTAAAACATTTGATATTTTAACAGGCGATTATTTTACTACTAATGAATATTTTAATATAGGTGGTCATAAAGAATTTAAACCAACAGATAATATTTATGATCATAATACAGATGCTTTTAATAATTTTGTATCACAAAGAAATGGTGAATACAGAATGGTATTAAAAGATAGCGCAAGACCAAATGCTGATAAAGTATTTGCTCATAATGATAAATTACATTATAAAAGACCATTTTATGATAAAATATTTCAATATTTTTTAAATATAAGAATATATGGTGATACTAATTTATTAGTAGGTGATGTAATTAAATTAAAAATACGTGAAATTAATGGTAAAACTAAAAACATTAAAGATCAAGAAAGATTATATACAGAAAATTATTTAGTAACTGAAATTAAAAATACTTTTGTATTAGCTGGTGATGGTAGATTTTCACATTTTATGAATTTAGATTTACGTAAACCACATTTCTTTGAAAAAATTGAAAAAATATTAGCTGAACCAAAAACTGTATCTGGAAATAGTACAGCATTAAATGAGGATTAATTATGGCTTTATATAAATTAGGTGAAAGTTTTAAATGGTTCATTGCTAGAGTAATAGATATTAAAGATGAATTAAAATTAGGTCGAGTTAAAATACGTGTTATTCATGATCAAACCGGTGAATTAGGAAGTATATCAAATAAACAAGGCATTATTGATGACGATTTATTATGGGCATATCCAATTAGTGCAATACAATCTTCTAGTTTAAATTATAGAAAAATTAATGAACTGGAATTTGATGGTAAAGAATTTGTGCCAGATTGGATTGATGCTGTAGGTTTATCACCTACTGGTATTGCTATAGGAACATATGTATATGGTTTTTATTTAGATGGACATGAACAAAATATACCATTAATATTTGGAACATATCATAAAAAGTCTAGATATCCTGAACCACCAACAGATGGTACTGGTAAAATGTTACAAGTTGCTCCAGGAGATGGAGAATTATTTAATGATGTTGCTAAATTAGCTCAAGGTGAAAATACATTAGATTCAGAAAAAAAGAAAAGACAAAAACAAGCAAAATATTTATCTAGTACTACCGAGCCAAATAGTGCATATGATACAGATTATCCTTATAATCTAACGTATACTACTAAAAGAGGTCATGCTATAGAATTAGATGATACACAAGGAAAAGAGCGTATACATTTATATCATAGCTCTGGCTCTTATGAAGAAATATCTAATTCAGCAGATTTTACTGGTAGAAGAGTTAAAAAAACTGTTGGTGATAACTATGAAGTAGTTGATCAAAATAAAAACGTATTAGTAATAAAAAACTCATTTGAAGAAATACAAGAAAATTGTACTGTAGTTATTGGAGAAAATCATACAGTAACAGTACATGGAAATGGACATATACATGTAGATGGAACAGCGACTATATCATGTGATCACGATATAAAAATTAAAGCACCAGGTGGTGTTACTATAGTTGATGGTTCTGTTAATTTAGCAAATGGAGCATTAACTGTAGAAAGTGCTGCTAATGGTGTTTTTAGTACTCCAGATGGTAGGCGAGTAGTAGTTCAAAAAGGCATCGTAACAAAAATAGAATAGGGTAATATATGAGTGAATTATCAGATAATATTAATCATTTAGCATATCAAATAGATAATTCTATTGATTGTGAAGTTTTATCTACAATTGTTAAACAACATTTAGATGGTGTATTAGGATTAATTCAAAATAGTATTGAAACACAATATGATTTATTAGGTGCTTTTCAACCACTATTAAAATTGCCTAGCGCTAATCCATCAAAAATTGTTTCATATCTTAAAAAACTAGTAATTAAAACTATAATACCACAAATACAAGCAGCTATAAAAATAGCATTAGATGTTATTGAATTAGCTTCTGCGCTTACTGATTTAATATCATCAATTACTAATGCTGGAATAAAATTGGCAAAATGTGTTACACAAATAACAGTTGATTCATTATTAACTATTACTACATTTATATCTGATACAATTTCTGATGCTTTAAATAGGGCATTTACTCAAATTGATTCATTACAAGCATCTTTATCTGAAACTATTGGATTTCCATTAGATGCTATTATAGACACTTCTAGTATCGATAATTTTAAAAATACTGCATTATCATCATTTGATCAAATTAATAATCAAGTTAATAGTTTTGCAGAAGAAGAATTAGGCAGTATTGATGTATTTGAAGGTAATATAACTATTCCTGGCGGTGGTACTATTACAATGTCTGGCGGTGGTGTTAATATTGTAGAACAACCAACTGCATTACATGATGAAACTATTACTCTTCCTGGTGGCGGTAGTATATCTATGGTTAAAGGCGCTGTAGCTAATGTAATAGCCGCGGCTGAAGGTTTTACTGGAAACGTAGAAGTATCTAATACTGTTACTTTTGAAGTAACTGGTGGTATTATTACTGGTGTTGCTAATACAGCTTAATAAATATAATAATAAAATAAAAGGCCTTTATATATGGGTGCTAGAATAGCAAAAGAAGACCAAGCATATTTACAATCAGGTGCTGATAAAGAAATATATAGCGATTTTTCGAATATATTTTTGCCTCATCCTATTACAGGTCAAATTACAAGAAAGGTTAATATTAATTCTGTTGAACAAGCATTAAGAAATTTAATATTGACTAATAAATATGAGCGTTTACGTAATCCTGAATTTGGTAGTAATATTCGTAATATGTTATTTGAATTAATTGATAATACACACGAAGATATTATTAAAGCTGATTTAAAATATTTAATAAAGAAATATGAACCCAGAGTATCAATTTTAGATATTAAAGTCAGTGTTAATGAAGAACAATATGCTATTAATATAACTATAACATATAATACTATTACTGTTTCAACACCTCAATCATTAAATTTAACATTATATAGAGTACGATAATGGCTACTAATAAAGGTAATATCAATTTAACTACACTTGATTTTGAAGATATAAAATCGAATTTTAAAGCATTTCTTAAAGCACAAGATGTTTTTAATGATTATGATTTTGAAGCTTCTAATATCAATGTATTATTAGATATACTTTCTTATAACAGTTATCTAAATTCATTCTATTTAAATATGATCTCAAATGAAATGTTTTTAGATAGTGCATTACTCAAAGATAGCATTATATCACATGCAAAAGAATTAAACTATACTCCTAGATCTTTTAGCTCTGCTGTCGCAAACGTTAATATCACTATTTCAGATAATTACAATTCTTCTGTATATATGCCTAAAGGCACATCATTTACAGGTACTATAGATAATAGAAATTTTACATTCGTAACAAATCAAAATATTACAATTGGCGGTTCTAATAATACTTTTATTGCTAATAATGTTCTTATATATGAAGGTGATTACGTTTCCGAATCATATACAGTAAATTACAATCAACAAAGTAGATATTTAATTACTAATAGAACCGTAGATACTACAAGTATTAATGTCATTGTAGTTGAAGATAATGGCGATGCAGTATATAGTTATGATAAAGCAACTTCATTATTTGGTTTAAATAGTACATCACAAGTATTTTTTATTCAAGCTGCAGAAAATAATTCGTATGAAATTATATTTGGTGATGGCGTTATTGGAAGAAAACCTAAAGATGGAGCAGTTATTATTATTGAATATCGTCAATGCAGTGGTGAACTACCTAACGGCATTGGTCGTTTTGTTGCAGATGGATATATTGATACTTATGGTGTTGTAACAAATATTGAAGTTAATACTAAAGCATCAGGTGGCGGTATTGGTGAAAGTATTGAATCAATTAAATATAATGCACCAAGAGCATTTACTACGCAAGAAAGATCTGTAACAGCAGCTGATTATGAAACATTACTAACAACTAATTTTTCTGAAATTAATGCAGTGTCTGCATATGGTGGTGAAGAAGAAGTACCTCCGCGATATGGTAAAGTTATTGTTGCAGTTGATTTAAAAAATACAGATTCATTACCATTAACTAAAAAACAATTATATAGTAAATTTTTAAAACCAAGAAGTCCATTATCAATTGATCCAATATTTGTTGATCCGGAATATTCATATATTACTGTTAAATCGAAAGTTAAATATGATATTAATTCTACATCATTAAAATCAAATGACATTAAAACTTTAGTTGAAAGCGCAATTTTAAATTATAATGAATTATTTTTAAATGGTTTTAATAAAACTTTTTATTATAGTAGATTTGTTACATATATTGATAATTCACAATTTGCAATTGTGAGTAATGATACTGATGTTTGTATTACTAAAGTACTAGATGCTGATTTATCACAACAGAAAGATTATGTAATAGATTTTGGTATAGCTTTAAGAGATGATATATCACAAATTGAATCTGCACATTCAAAAGACAAATTAAATATTTTAAATTCTACTACATTCATTTATAATGGAGTTCAATGCCTATTAGAAGATGACGGCACTGGTATAGTTAGAATTATTACTGTAAGAGATGGTCTTCATGTTGAAATAAAACATGTAGGTTTTATTGATTATAATACCGGCGTAGTTAATATTAATAATTTTAAACCAGACTCTCTTATTTCAGGTAAACCAATACAATTAAATGTGTTAGCAAAAGAAAAAGATATTATTTCTCAAAGAAAAACAATATTATCAATTCGTGACTCAGATATAGAAGTTAATATTGAACAGGTTCGTATTTAAT